TGCTAATGATAAAGAAAATATCGGAGAAGGCTTAGCGAAGTTTTTGTCAAATGCTATTGCTACCTCCCCAGGAACAGCTCCAGAAGAAACTGCCTACGGAAGAGCTATTATAGATATGATGAGAGATTATGGCAACCCTATTATCAATGAAATAGATGTAAATAATGCTCCACTTCTAACACGTAAAATATTTAATCCAAGCGATGAGCAAAAATTAATGGTAAAAAAGTGGCAAGAGCAATTTGGGAAAGAGGGAAAAGTTAAGTTTGGTAAGACTAAATATTACGACCCAACAGATAATAATTTTTACGAAATAGTTCCCAGACCAACCTATTCTAGATCAAAAGAGTATAGTGAGTATATGAAGAGAAATAAGTTTAGAGACCGTCCTGCTACTTTAAACGTCAAAAAGGGTAATGTAGATGATTTATTAGCAGAGCTTTCACACCATGTTCAATATCTAGATTTGATAGAGGAAGAAAAAAGAGAGAGTGATATGATACTTGCGAATGAGCAATATAAATATGGAGACTCTAGTCCAACATCAAGAGGGGTTTACGGAATTCCTGACACAGGTGAATACGAAGCTCATCAAGAGATAGAGCCTCAATTAATTGATGAATTTAAAAGTAGATTAGATAGTTACCTTTTTAAAGATAAGAGCGCAATGAACGTAGAAGACTTATTTAAATTTTAATAAATTAAAAAGAATGGGGCACGGAACGAGCAAAACCGTACCCCTGGCGCACACACACGGAATAAAACTTATTTCTTTCTAGCTCTCGCAAGTTTTTTCTCTCTCTCCCTCCTAAGCTGGGAGGGCTTAGTATAAAATCTTCGCTCTTCCAGCTCTAGTAGTATACTACTTTCTCTAACCTTCTTTTTAAACTCAGATAACATCTTAGATAATGGTTTATTTTTTGTCTTTTTCACTACTATCATCACTTCTCCAATTATTATAAAACTCTTTTTCAGCCCATTTATCTGCCTTTATCTCCCACTTATTATTCGCATAAGGGTCTTTGCCGCAATGTACTGCCATAGTACCAGCTTGACAATATTTTCTTATAAACTTTTTAACACCTATTCTTCTAGCATCTAAAGCGTGTTTGCATTCGTGAAGAATAGTAAGCATAAAATCTTTTGCATCTCCAGATTTTAATTCTAAATCTTTAATAATTATTTTATCTTCTTCTGGAATATACATCGCCTTAACATCTAAGTCTTTATCCATTACTACAGTAGGGTATATACCGTAAGAGTGTATTATAGACTTTACAACTAAACTACGCAAAGTTAATTTCCTCTTTTATTTGTAAATTTTTATTCTTCTCGTGCTCATTCGCTTCGATTATTGTATTGAATAGCTTACAGCTATCTCCAGAATATCCCATCTCTACTGAACCAGGTGTACCATATCTATTCTTAGACACTATCAACATAATCTCATTCGGCATCCATATCCTACCATTAGAATCTTCTTCTCCATATCTAGAAACATAGGGATAGTGCGTGAACACTACCATTTCCGCATCTTGTTCGAGTGATCCAGACTCCGCTAGGTCTGACAATCTTGGCGTTGCATCTATCCTATGTTCTATGTTTCTATTAAGCTGTGAAACTAAGATTACGCACATATCATCGCCTTTGGCGAGCCACTTATATCGCATAGTTGTTTCACGTATCTTGTGTCTTAAGTCTCTGTTGTCTCTAGATGGGTATTCTATTAGCCCTATATGGTCATCTATCACAACATCTGGTTTAATTCTTTTTATCTCGTTAAATGTTTCTTGCATATCCCTAATAGCATCATACATAAATAATTTATCTTTATAGTTTTTCTTTATGTAATCCATTGCTCTATGTATCTCTGGCATAGCTTCTTTAGTTCCGTGTCTAAGTCCTTTGTATGATAAACTATCTGATTCCATAGCAATAAACTTCTTCATCATCTCTGTATTTGGCATCTCTCTATTGAACATTATAACTTTCTTACCAGACAAAACTAACTGCCTAGCTATGTTTGCAGCTACAGTTGTCTTTCCATTCGCTGGTCTGCCAGCTATAATTGTTATTTCTCCTCTAGTCATTCCGTGTATTACAGTATCTAGCTTCTCCAAGCCAGTCTTTATAATACCTCTACTATTAAATATAGAATCATTAGTCTCATTAAGAACTTCATCTATATCAAAATCATTATTAGAAGGTCTTAATCCTATAAGATTTGAAGAGTCGTTATTCAGCTTGTTGATTAGAGAATTAAGGTCTATTGAATTATCTTCTGCAGTTTTTATAAGTTCATGAGAGTGAACTACCATCTTTCTCCGAAGCCAATGTTCGTGCAGTAGCCTAGCGTAATGCTCAGCTTGAGTATAGGTAGGTTCTTTAGTAAAGATTCCACTTATGGTATAGGATATTTCTTTATTACCATGCTTCTTAGATGGGAACTTATGTATAATAGAGACTACATCTATTACATCTCCATTCTTATCCATCTTCTTTATCGTTCTCCATATATCCCTATTGAAGCTACTATAAAATACATCATCTTCTTCAATCCACTTGGATACTTTAACTATGTTCTCTGGTTTATTAATCAGACAACATAACAAAGACTCTTCTGTTTCTGTGTTGTGCATATATCCTCTTTTTTATATCCCTAAAACCTCATTTTCAGCCATCGATATCAATTCCATTTGCTGCTCTAATGTAAGCTCTAAGAAATCTATCTTGTGTAAATCGATAGCCATTCTATCTGCTACCTCTTGTACTAAGTCCCAAATTTTACTCATGCTTTGCTCCTTAATCTATTTTAGGTGGTATTCTATCCATCGTAACAAACTCGTGTCTCTTCTTCGCTGTCTTACTAGAGTTGTTGTTATTAATTATAGCGGCAAGGTACTTGAGACCTTTACCTTCTTGTGGAGAATTTGCTTTAATAAAGTTATTAATAGCCATCACTACCATATCTCCATCACAATTTTTTATCTGACTAAGAAACCCGTATATATCAGTTTCAGAGAATTTTATATTTCTATATTGATCAATCTCTTTTATGGCGTGGTCTATTAAATTCAAACATTCTTTACTATAAGCCATTCTCATATTTTGTATTTGCTGCGTATGCTTTTGTTTCTTTACTGTTGTTCCGCAGGTAGGGCACTTTTCTGTTTTTCTAGGCAAGCCATGCACTCCTTATTGTCTAATGGTATATTACAAAATACATCTCTATCCAGGTACTCAGATTTAATCTCGCCAGTCCACTCTTTATATAGATGGTACTCTCTTTTGCATTCCATACATCTAAAAGGTTTGTTTACCAATGTTGTATTTAACAGTTTTCTTGGTGCCTTTGATTTATTGTATGCTTGTAAGCCCTTAAAATCAAACCACTCATCATCGAAATAATTTAGAAGAGTTTCGATTTCTGCGTAATGCTTTACCATAGCATCTCTACTATAGTCTGCGTAGTTAGCCCTAGTCTCTCTTACTCTTTTGAGTTTTGAAGAGAAAGAGATTTCACCATCTCTAACCATTCTTCGTACCTCTGGATCACGTATATCTGCCCTCTGTCTTCTTTTACCAGCTGTATGTCTACTTCCTGTGTGGGTTTCAGCCATTTTGCTACCCTCTTTCTTACTTTACATTGTGCTTTGTATTCGTTAATCATCAAGTCTACTTGCTCATTTTGTCCCATAGACCTTCCATCCGAGCCCCATGCTCGCTTTGAATTTAATTCCATCTGATTAGCGATATCAACGCATTCTCTTTCAAATCTGTTTCCCTTTTGCTTACTCTTACTAGCCATTATAAATACCTCCACATAGACAAGCGCTGCTTGACTTCATATTTCTTTCTATCCAAAATCTATAATCAGCCTCAGCTCTATCATAGTAGCTATAACAATCTCCGCATAATATAAAATGTTTTCTATTATGAATAAAGTTATTATCACAGAGAAGTAGTGGAACCCATCTTTCACTATCACTTCTCTCGCACCACGAACAATTCTTAGGTAGGTTTTTCGCTATTCTTTGACTCAGCCATCGGTGTATCTTCTGCGATTTCATTTTTCATTTTCTCCGTTTTGGCTTCCATAAATTTAGCCAGTTTCTCTGTTTCTTTTTTCATTTCTAAATAGTTTTCTATTAATATTCTTAACGTATCTGTTGTATAGTTTATAGAACTGAGTACATTAAAAATAGTCTGCATATCTGCTTGCAGCTCTTTTATTGTTGGTTTCTTTTTTTTGTTTTTCATAATTTTTATGGCGGAGAGAAGACGCCAATCCAAGATTAAATGCCAACCTAACTAACCAAGTATTTTATAATTTATACCCATGTTAATTAAGTCTATTATTTAATATCTCTCCACCAATTCTCTTAGCTCCTCAAAAAGATGATTCTTCATATCCATAGAATCTTTTATTTGTTGAGTCTCTAAACCTTTCATATCTTTTTCTAAGTTTAAACAATAGTAATTTATCTTCTCTTCCAGAGAGTTCGTAGATCGGAGTGCCTGGCGAGACTTCAATCTTTGCCTCAACCATCTCATCAATCCCTCTCTTCCATCCCATTAGACTGCACATTTGATTCTCTATTTCTACCCACTTTTCTACCTTCATTATTATCCTCTCTAAATTTTACCATTAGACCTCTCTTCTCTGCTTGAGTCCATATAAATCTAATGAAATTATCTATATCTTCTTGTGTGTTACCATCACCTTTCTCTATGAGTAAAGATTCTAAATCTTCTACCATTTTAAATTTCATAAATATATCCTTTTTACTACTTCATAAACTACGTTAGTTGTAACTGCGTTTCCAAGGGCTTTATATCTTTGCGTATCAGATAATCCCTCTGTCCAACCATCTGGAAAGCCTTGCAGCCTCTCACATTCAAGTGGAGTAAGCCTTCTAATGTTTGATTTCTGTAGTGTGTACTGCTTCATATTTGTATCTAGTGTTTGTGCCACTTTTCTACCTACCCTACCTCTTCTAGTCTTTGAGCTAGG